CCACAAGGACAATATAAATGGGAATGAAACCTAAAACAACAAGAGAACATATTATATCCCTGTATGGACACATATCAGGTGTCAAGAAAAATTTATCACACGTACACGAAGACGTAGAAAATTTGGGCGGTAAGATAGACAAAGTCTATTGGGTTCTTTTGACTGTTGCGGGAACTGCAGTAATCTTCGTGGCAGAAAGGTTAATAGGATGAATCTCAGTCAAAATTTTTCATTAAGAGAGCTTACAAAATCGCAGACCGCGGAGCGTAAAGGTATCTCTAATGAACCCTCAGAAGAACATATAGAAAATTTAAAATTACTTTGTACTAATGTACTCCAAAAAGTTCGTGATGAATTCGGAGTCGTGAGTATCTCCTCGGGCTATCGCTCACCGGAGCTTTGTGAAGCCTTGGGTAGCAAAAGTACGTCGCAGCACGCTCGTGGCCAGGCGGCGGACTTCGAATGTTATAGTATCGACAACAATGAATTATTTAACTGGATCGTTGACAACTTAGAATTTGATCAAGCCATATTAGAATTTTACACAGGCGCGCCGGACAGCGGCTGGATACACGTGTCGTATAATGAAGACGGCAATCGTAAACAAACCTTAAGAGCTTTTCGTAACGACGCCGGCAAGACTCAATACGAAGAGATCTAGCGTAATGAAAAATAGTTTGTTGGTGCATAAGCATCTGATAATCCGTGCCGAAGCCATCAGACCTCCCTTAGACGAAGAGCAGCTTCAAAATTGGTTAATGGAATTTATTGAGTCCATCAATATGAAAATTATGATGGGTCCTTATGTAAAGTATTGTGATATGAAAGGCAATCGAGGCATCACTGGCATAGCCGTCATTGAAACTTCTCATATTGTAATGCACGTATGGGATGAACCTCACCCAGCTCTAATGCAATTTGATATTTATTCCTGTGGTGAATTTAAACATACAGAGATCTGTAAAAAAATTATGGATGACTTTGACATTCACAAAATCGAATATAAATATTTGAACCGCGAAACGGGATTACAAGATATCTAAAGCCATTTCTAATTTTCGAGAAAAATTAGCTCATCCCAGAAAATCCCACCTTATTCACAAATATGACCCACTAAGAGTTTACCCTCTTTAGTATAATTCCCTTGTCGTTTGGCATCCCCCTCAATTGCAGGGTAATAAACAGTATTTACTTCTCTCCAGGATTCAGCAATTTCTCCACAATTCAAACCATTCGTTTTAATTTTAATTTCTTCTAGTCCGGTTGTACTTAATAATAAAATAATTACGTATTTCATATCCAATCTTTTAATTCTTCTCCCATAATGGCTGAAGCTATATTAATCTTCTTTCTTAAAGCTTTTACAATTTTTTCATCTACCGTATCTTTAGTAATAAGGTCCACATAAGTCACTGCTTTTTTCTGACCAATTCGGTGCGCTCTATCTTCGGATTGTAATCTTTTTTCTAAATCATAACTATTAGAATAATAAATAACATTACTCGCAGCGGTTAAAGTAATTCCATAACCCCCCGTTTGAGTATTACCTACAAAGAATCTCACTTTAGATTTGGGATCTTGAAATTTATCAATATATTCTTGCCTTTTTTTAGACTCGATTTCGCCATAATATTGTACTATTGAATCTTCCCCATATTCTTCACTAATGGTCTTCACAATCTGTTTAATATCATAAACATAATTAGCCCAAATAATTACTTTACCTTCCATTTCTTCTAGTAAATCAAGTAATTCTTCCATTCGTCTATTTTTAAATTCTTGAATCGTTCCGTCGTCTGCCTTGAAATGGCCACAAGAGATTTGGTGTAAACGCATCAATTGCGTTAATACGTGAGGCGCAGTTGAAATCTTACCATTTACCGAAGCGAGGGCCGCGGATTTCATAGTATAATAAGCCTTTTTCTGCTCATCGGTTAATTCTATTTCTCTCTTCATATAAATTTTATCGGGTAAATCTAAACAGTCTTCTTTTAATACTCTGTAAGAAAATGGTTTTAATTTTTCTGATAGCTCATCTAATCGTTGATAACTACCTACAATCTGCACTCTTCTACCACCAAAATTTCTATCCAACATTACTGCATATCTATTTCTAAAGGTATAATAAGAAGTAAAGCCTAATAATTCTTCGTGTAAAAAATTACATTGACTATATAAATCTAAAGGAGATTTAGTCACAGGAGAACCTGTCAAAATCCGCCTAAATTTTGCCATCTTTCCTAATGTTAAAATACTTTTAGTTCTTTTTGCCTGAGGGTTTTTAATTGTGGTTGATTCATCCACTGCCATTAATGCTTTATGGCATCGCAAAAACTTAGCTGCAAACTCTACACCTTTTTTAGTTGACAATGCCTCAACATTCATAAGAAGGATGTGAAGGTCAAAATCAGTTTTTAATATAGTTTGGTACTCTTTATCCTTTGTTTTAGATGTTAAAGCAGTCCATAGTACCGTTTTATGATCAATATGACTAGGCATATGTATAGGTATTTCTTGTGATAACCAGTTTCTATATACACCTTTTGGTGATATAATAAGCGCCGCATTTATACGGCCTTTATCATAAAGCATAGCTACATTATCTATAAGGACCTTTGATTTACCGGTACCCATTTCCATAAAATAACCATATTCATCTTTTTGCCAAGATTTTTCTAACGCAGTTAACTGATGCCTATATGGAGGCGTTTTAAATTTATATTTCATTTTTCTACTTTCTAGTCTTGACTTCTTATATAAGAACTATTATATCTTTGTCAAGAACTAAGAAATGAAAAATAAAATATTTGAGTTATATAAACCTAGGTCCTTAGAGGAGTTTTTGGAGTTTCATAAAAACAACCCTAACGAGAAGTTTGTTTATGTGATTCAACAACCAGCGCCTAACATTAATATATTAAGTGCGTCTGATTATGGTTATCTTGTAATATGCTTACCCAATAGGGATCAAGCTATTTTATCGACTGCACCTTATGTGCAAAAGATGAAAAAAAATTTACAAGACTTTCGCAAGGAAGATTATTTACTTGCAGTAGGAGATCCTGTAATAATAGGAATCTCAACGGCTGCGGTAAGTGATGTGACTAGTGGACAATTTAATATGTTGAAGTGGGACAAACGTGAATACCGATACTATCCACTTGAAGTAGATATGTATCAGAAAGGATAACAATGAGTAATAACAAAGTAAAAATATTTAAAGGTGATGGAACCTTTAATATAAGAGATGAGATGGTAAAAGATTCTAAGGATCTTTTAGACAGCGTAGAGGTAACAAACTTGGCTGATGAATGTCAAAAGTTGAAAGATACAGAAGATATGATTAAATCAGCAGAACAACATTTAAAGGATCTGAAAACTAAAGCTGATGATATTGGATCACGAGTGATTCCAGAATTATTAGCCGAGCAAGGCTTAACTTCGCTTAAACTTGCTGATGGTTCTTCAGTATCCGTTAAAAAAGAATATAGATGTACTCTTCCGAAAGATGATTCGAAAAGAGAACAATGCTATAAATGGCTTCGAGACAACCAGTTAGGAGATATTATTAAAAATAATGTTTCTGTAACTTTTGGTCGTGGAGAAGATGACAAGGCACAGCAATTGTTGGACCTTGCGGTAGCTAATGGTTTTGATCCACAGCAGAAATCTGATGTGTCTTGGAATACGTTAACTGCCCTATTCAGAGAGCGTATCGAGTCCGGGCTCGATATGCCTTCTGAAGTCTTTAGTACTTGGATTAAAGACAAAACTAAAATAACCCGGAAATAATAATGGAGGATGAATAATGGCTAATGAAATAAAAGCTAAATCAAACGGATCAGTTTCGTTATTCGGAAATGATCTCTCCAAAGGTTTTGAGAATATGACGCAGGATGATCTTGCGTTACCATTCATCAGAATCTTAGGACAGCTATCACCTCAAGTAACACAAGGTGATGCAAAGTATATAGAAGCTGCCAAACCTGGTATGATCTATAATACTGTTACCAACGACTTGTTCGATGGTAAGAAAGGTATCAAGGTTATTCCTTGCTACTACAAAAAAGATTATCCTGAATGGTCGGATAGAGGGGATGGCCCTGGTGCTCCAGTGGCAGTTCACTTACCGAACAGTCCGGTAATCTCTACAGGCAAAAGAGACGGTTCTAAAATTAGATTACCTAATGGTAACTACTTAGAAGAAACGGCGTCTTATTACATAATGGTTCAATCTAGAACAGGAGCTTATACTCCTGCGTTGATTACAATGAAATCAACTCAGTTGAACGTTAGTAAAAAATGGAATTCAATGATGAAAACCATTCAAATGCCTGATGGAAAAGGAGGATTTGCAATCCCTCCTATGCACGGGGTTGTTTATAATCTAGCATCTACACTACAAAAGAACGATAAAGGTTCTTGGTACGGCTGGGTTGTGACAATGGATAGAATATTAGATCAAGCCGATAAGACTTTGTACTTAAGTGCAAAGGATTTTAGAGGCAATGTATCTAAAGGAAATGTGCAAACAAAGGCTGATGTAGAAGAGAAGTCTAATACGGCAACACCGTATTAAATTTAAAAAGAGCCTAATGGATTAATGTGGGCAGTTATGAAGTCGGGCTCTTTACATAGAAGGAAGAAAGTTGTATATGGAGAAATTCAAAAAAATATTTAGCGGATTAACAATAGCATATGGACAATATCAAAAGGGTGACCGAGGAAGTAATGGTAAACTTAAAGGTAAAGCTTTTATTGTTCGAAAAAATGTTACAGACAAACTATGGGAAGACCATCTCGCCGGTAATCCACCAGCTTTGGGAATCATTCCGATACGAGAGGATAATAGCTGTTGTTGGGGGTGTATTGATATTGATGTTTATAATCTTAAACATCATTCTCTTGTTCAGACTATTAGGAATTTAAAACTTCCACTGATTGTATGCCGTTCTAAATCAGGCGGTGCTCACGTATTTTTATTTACCAAAGAATTTATTCCTGCATCTTTAATGCAGAACACTTTAAAAAAAATTTCAAAAACTTTAGGTTATGAAGGTTGTGAAATCTTCCCTAAACAAACAGAAATACTTGTGGAACGTGGGGACACAGGTAATTTCTTAAACTTACCCTACTTTAATGGAATGGAAGGATTACGATATGCTTTCAACGATAATGGCTCCGCTGCTTCACTTGAGGAATTTTATAAGCTCTATGATCTTCTGGCTTGCGGAAAGCAAGAGGTGGAGAAAATTGAAGTCGAAGAGAAAAAAATAGAAGAAGCGTTTCCTTTAGGACCTCCTTGTCTAAATCAATTAGCCAAGGAAGGTTTTGGGGAAGGAGCAAGGAACAATGCCTTATTTAATGTAGCTGTTTATTATAAACAAGCGAAACCAGATTCTTGGCAAGATGATTTAGTAAAAGCTAATCAACAATATATGAATCCTCCATTAAGTAATGGGGAAGTTCAACAATTAATTAAATCAGTAAGTCGTAAAGGATACGATAAATATAGATGTAAAGACGCACCCATTAACGCGGTCTGTCAATCACGACTCTGTAGAACAAAACGATTTGGTGTCGGATTTGGTGAAGAACAAATGCCGATGTTAGGAAACTTAACGAAGTATACATCAACACCACCTCAATGGTTTTTAGATGTCAGTGAAACGCGGATCGAATTAAAAACAGAACAACTTTATAGTTCACCTTTATTTGCTTTAGCGTGTTTAGATCAAGCAAACCTAGTAGTACCAGTTCCAAAACCAAAAGATTGGAAAGAATTATTTTTAAAACCCTTAATGCAAAATTTACAAGAAATAGAACCACTTAAATCTTTAGATCCAATAAATGAATTAACTTCATTACTACAAGATTGGACAACCAATAGACAATCAGCAAGAACAATGGATGATATTTTTAATAAACTTCCATTCACAGATGATAAAAGAGAATTTACTTACTTTAGAATGGAAGACTTTTATAATTTCTGTAAACGAAATCATTGGGATATGGATAAAGTTAAGACAGGAAACTTATTAAAAAGATTAGAAGATATATTTGTAGAGGAAGAAAGAGTTAGAGTGAAGAATCAACAACCAAGATTAATTAAAATTAAAGCAATGAAAAAAATAGAAGCAAGTGTGTCTAAAACTAAATACCAAGAAGAGGATTTTTAATGGCAATTTATGCAGATTGTGAAAGCAAAAGAAGGGCTCGATTGAAATGGAGAAAGAGTAGAAAAGGACAGTGGTGGGACTATAAATATAGTCAACGTCCAGAAGTTAAAGCAAGACGTCACGAACAATATATAAAAAGATTAATTAAGGAAGCAGCTAATGAAAACTCTAATCGCTAATACAACAATTGTTGCTTTAAAAGATTTAAATTCTAATCGTTTAAAAGATTCTTACGTAGAACATCCTGCTGATTTGAAATATCACGCACTAGAAAAAGCTGTATTAAAAGAAGGTCTTCTATATCCTATTCGCGTTGACAAAAAAACAATGACAGTTATTACTGGCAATCAAAGATGTTGGTTTGCTAAAAAACACGGCTACACCCATATATCTGTGGAGTATGTAGAATGAAAACAATAATACTAGGACCTCCAGGAACAGGTAAGACTACTACTTTATTAAATTTGGTTGATGAATTTATTAAAGATGGAGTAAGACCTAAACAAATTGGATATTTTTCTTTTACTAAGAAAGCTGCTAATGAAGCTGCCAATAGGGCTGCAGATAAATTTAATCTAGATAAAGAAAATGATTTAGAAAATTTTAGAACTCTTCATTCTTTTGCATTTAGTAAATTAGGAATGATGAAAGAAAAGATGATGCAACCAGAAGATTATAGAGAGTTTGGAGAAAAATGTGGGATCCCTATTAAAACAGCTAAATATTCTACTGATGATGGTACTTTTAATTCTGATAACGAATACTTAACTATTATCAATACAGCACGCGTTAAACGAAAAGATTTACTAGAGTACTATGATTCGAGACAAAACATTCTCGATATTGAACGAAACACTTTATATTTACTTTCTGAAGAATTAAAAAAATTTAAAAAAGAAAAAGGGTTAAAAGATTTTACCGATCTTTTAGAAGACTTTATTGGGAAAGATATTCAACCTAAGTTTGAAGTATTATTTATTGATGAAGCACAAGACTTATCTAAAATTCAATGGGAAATGGTAAGAGTTTTATGGGCCAATGCTAATAAAACTTACATTGCAGGTGATGATGATCAAGCAATTTTTAAATGGGCTGGTGCTGATGTTGACCATTTTATTGCATTAAAAGAAGAAGTTGATGATATTAAAACGTTAAATCAATCCTATAGAATTCCTGGAGGACCTATTCACGAACTCTCTCAAAAAATTATTGGAAAAGTTCAAAATAGATTTAGTAAAGAATATAAACCCAGACCTGAAGCTGGGATTTTAAAACGATATTCGGACATTACTCAAGTCGATATGTCGCAAGGAAATTGGTTAATCTTATCCTCAGCCAATCATTTCTTAGAAGATGCTAAAGATTTATGTGAGATTCAAGGATGGTATTATCAGTATAGAGGAATCAATTCTGTTCCATTAAAATTATTATTAGCTTTAAATAATTGGGAAGCGTGGCGTAAAGGGGCCTATTTAAATCATTTAGAAATAAGAAATATCTATGAATATTTAGGATCTAATATCTTACCTGGATTTAAAAAAGGTAAAACATTACAATCCGAGAACAAATATACTTTAAAAGAATGTCAAGAAAAACACGGTTTAACGACCGATAAAGTTTGGTATGAAGCCTTTGAAGGGTTAGATACCATTACTGAAAACTACATTCGTAATATGAGGGCGAATGGAGAAAAGATAAATAAAAATCCTCGAATTATTATGTCAACAATACACGGAGCGAAAGGAGGAGAAGCCGATAAAGTCTTGCTTATGCAGGATCTAACTAATGCAGCATTGGAAACGTTCAGTCACGATCCGGATGAACTACATCGCTTATTTTATACCGGAGCGACGAGAGCGAAGCGTGAATTGCACGTCTTAGATCCAAAAGATTTTGATCGAGCTTATATATTATGAAAAAATGGTTAGAAAAATTTGAAATGTGGAGTCTAATTTATAGAACAGAACTTGTATTATTTAGTCTTGGATTTATATTAGGATTTATATTAGGAGCAATTCTTTTATGAGTGTGTGGGATAAACAAATCGGTGGAAAACATTATCAGAATTTTTCCATACAGCCAAGTAAATTTGTTGTAGAGAATAAATTGCTTTTTCCGGAGGGATGCGCTATAAAATACATATGTCGTCATTCCTTTAAAGGAAAAAAAGAAGATTTGCTTAAAGCAATTCACTTTATAGAGATGATTATTGAACGGGATTACCCTGGACCCGCTAAAGAAAAAACTAACTACTGGGGAATATTGAGGAGAGACAAGTGAGAACGATTCAAACACCTTTATTTACTCCAGAAACTGAGTGGGTAATGCCAGACGAATTAAAAAATCTAAAAGGCGCAAAAGAAATTGCTATTGACTTAGAAACTTATGACCCAGAATTGACAACATTGGGGTCAGGTAATGTCATCGGAAGAGGGCATATTGCTGGCGTTGCGGTGGCCGTAGAGGGCTGGTCAGGCTATTTCCCTATACAACACGAGTCGGGTGGGAATATGGATAAAACTTTAATTATGAAATGGTTAAAGGATATATTGAGTCAAAAAAATACTACTTTTATTTTTCATAATGCAATGTATGACGTCTGTTGGTTAAGGTCCTATGGCCTTGATATTAAAGGGAAAATTGCCGATACAATGATTGCAGCATCTCTCATAGATGAGAATAGATTATCATACAGATTAGATACTTTAGCTAAACATTATGTAGGTCTAGGTAAAGATGAAAAAATTTTACAAGAAGCGGCTAAAGATTATGGTGTTGATGCTAAGAAAGATTTATGGAGATTACCCGCGATGTATGTGGGTCAATATGCGGAGCGTGATGCGGAAGCTACACTTAAACTTTGGCAAAAATTACACACTGAATTACATAACCAAGAATTAATAGATATATTTAGATTAGAAACGAAATTATTTCCGTGTCTTATTGATATGAGATTTAAAGGAGTAAGAGTTGATTTAGAAAAAGCCAACAAAATTAAAAAAAATCTAATTCAAAGAGAGAATAAGATTTTAAAAAGAATGAAAGATCTTACGGGTGTTCACATAGAAATTATGGCAGCCAGATCTATTGCCACAGCTTTTGATAAATTAAAATTACCTTATGATAGAACTGAAAAAACAGGAGCCCCTTCTTTTACTAAAAACTTTTTACAAAATCATCCACACGAATTAGGAAGAGCTATTGCAGAAGCAAGAGAATTAAATAAAGCGCATAGTACTTTTATAGATTCTATTACTAAACATTCACATAAAGGAAGAATACACGCAGACATAAATCAAATTAGATCGGATCAAGGTGGAACCGTGACAGGAAGATTTAGTATGAGTAATCCAAACTTACAACAGATTCCAGCGAGACACCCAGAACTTGGACCAATGATTAGATCTATATTTATACCTGAAGAAAAATGTAAATGGGGATCATTTGACTACTCACAACAAGAACCGAGAATTTTAGTACATTACGCAAAACTACAGAATTTGCCTGGAGTACACGAAATTGCAGACGCATACAAGGCCGGAGACGCCGATTTCCACCAGGTCGTGGCCGATATGGCAGGCATAAATCGGAAGCAAGCCAAGACGATTAATTTAGGGCTTATGTATGGAATGGGTAAAAATAAATTGATGGCTGAACTAGGATTGATGAAAGAGTCTGCTGAAAAATTAATTAAACAATATCACGTAAGAGCACCCTTCGTTAAACAGTTAATGGATAATGTATCGCGAAAAGCAAACGACAGAGGAAAGATTAGAACACTTCTAGGTAGAGCGTGTCACTTTGATTTATGGCAACCAATGCAATTTGGAGTCTTTAAACCATTACCTTTAGAACAAGCAAGAAAAGAATATGATGAACCTTTAAAACGGGCGTTTACGTACAAAGCTTTAAATAAATTAATTCAAGGATCCGCTGCGGATATGACCAAAAAATCTATGGTATGTTTGTATGAAAATGGTATAATACCACACATTCAGATTCACGATGAGGTAGATATTTCTGTAGAATCTGATAAAAAGGCAGAAGAAATAGTTGAAATAATGGAATCTGCAGTTGAATTACAGGTACCAAATAAAGTAGACTATGAAGCAGGTGCTAATTGGGGAGAGATTAAATAGGAGATTATAATGGAAAATATTATAAACCAAGTGAAGCACATCTGGACCGACCATAAAAAATGGGTTATCGGTGCAGCAGTCATTATTTTAATTGCAATCGTAGCAATATAATTTAAAATCAATATTAAAATATGGACAAAGTTTGTAAAAACTGTGGTCATTCCTGTCATTGTATGACAGGAGATCACACTGATTGTAAGTGCGTTAACTGTGATTGTAAAAAAGGCAGAGCGGAAGATGAATCTTATGAAAGCCGAAAGCAAGCAGCTAATGCAATTAATGATAAATATGGGGTAGTAATTGATGACACTAATGAATGTGAATGGTGTCAGTGATTAATAAACTAATTACAGCCCTACTCATTGAGGTAATGGAAAATGAGATACAACAGTTTAAGGGCTTTAAAGCTTTTAAGGGCACGAAAACAAGCCCGAATAAGAATGGTAAGAACGGAAAGATGGATTCGCTATATCACTATATTTCTGTTTGTTTGCTTATTACTCGCAGTTGGGGGACCAGCTCACGGATGAGCCGTGCATAATTTCCCCTACGACATCCAAATGACTGGAATGTTTGTCTTTATTACGTTATACTTAGTTCTGGAGATTATATTTTAATGGCTGACAAATTAATGACATTATTAGTTGGGCTACTCATTGCACTAGGCGGATGGTCACTTTCACGTACATTTGAGCTTTCTACAATCCAAGCAGTCCACGAAGATAAAGTCCAAGTATTAAGAGAACAAGTTTTAAAGTTAGAAGATCAAATGGATAAGATGATGGACTCCGATGAAGAGATTATGGACCAACATAAACAATTATTTAAAATTTTAGAAAAAGGAGATAC